GGTCATTCTCGTCCATTAACTCTTTTATGTGTTCTGACCTAATCTGCGCTATCTGCGCCTTTGCTTCTGCCGGAGAAAGTGAGATACCGGACATATTAACTTTGACTAAACTTTCTTCGCTCAAACTTCCCCCAATATTAGACAACAACTCTATGATTTCAGGGTTATTGCCATATTTCTTGATTATCTCCGCAGTCTTGGATTTATCTGAAAAAGTAGCCAAGACATTGTTAGCCATTTTAGCCTTTTGGTCATAAGCAGAACCCCATTTAGTCCGTAAGTTAAGGGTAGACTCATTAAAAGCCCTCTCCTGTGCCTCTTTCTCTGCCTTAGTGCCACGTTCTAACATCAAGCCAAGCTCATCCATTACCAAAGCGTATTGATGTGGCAGAAAGCCTGCCTTGTGCAATTTAGCGTTAAAATCAGCTTGAAGGTTAGGGTCAATCTTAATTCCTTCGGGTAACTTAAAATTAGTTGAAGTCTTATATTCTTTCGGATCTTTCGGTCTGCCTAACTGTGTCATTACCCTTTCAAAATCAGCTTGGTCGTAATTGCCGTCCTTGTCTTTCTTCGGCATAGCAATCTTTTCGTGTCCTACTAACTTCTCTAATTCCTTATAACCTTTAATCGGGTCAACCGGAGTCTTCCAACCCTTAATTCCGACTAAAGCCTTTTCTTCTTCTCCTAATGTAGAAGTCCAATCGGCTGTTTGAGCCTTTGGTTTATATCCTGAAAGAAACTCGTCAAATGATTTAAAACCTGCCACATCTTCGGTTGTCGCACCAGAATTAGTGATAAAACTTGTAACTGCCGGTCTTTGCTCTTCTGCTACTGAATCCATAAACGGGATTACTACTTCGCCTCTTTCGCTTCTCATTATTCCAATAAACCCGTTTACTATCGGGCTTATTAGTTGTCCTAACCGGACTAATAAGTTGTCCATTGTTACTCCTTTGTTAATGCTTCAAGGATTTCTTTCATATCCTTTTTAAGCAAGTTTTGTATATGAACGAAGATAGAACGCCTACCTTCATTGAAAGACATCTGCCCGTGTGAGTCATTATAAGTCGTGTAATTTACAAAGCATCTCTTCTCTAAATCCTTCAAGACTGCCTCTCCGTCGGGATTACCAAAGACACGCTTATAGAGTTGAACATTATTGGTAATCTGTTTTTCTATCTCACGTTCTTGTTTCTTGTTATTATAAAACATTATTTAACTCCTGCCATTTGTGATTCAGCGATATTCTTGTCAGCTTCTGCACCTACTTTAGTGGCTTCTGCCCCTTGTTGAATTAAAGCTAATTGCTGTTGCTGTTGCTGTTGTTCAGCTCTTGTTGACCTAATATCTTCAACCTCCGAATCATCAAGTATCAGCCTCGGAGTAATATTTGTAATCTCGCCTGTGTAATCTACCAATTCGTCAAAGTTAAGTTTATCAAGGACTGTCGGTTGCTGACCACCAGCAATCTGGATCTGAACTAATTGAGCGATAATCGCCATAGCTTGATTAAGGTCGTTAGTTTCTAAAGACTTCTGCGCTCTAGCTAATGGAGAAACATACTCAATCGTATATTCTTCTTTGGCTAATTCAGGAGGTAGAGGAGGCAATTTATTTGCTTTAGCGGCGATAGCATAAACTCTTTCAATCACCGGAGAAAGTTTTTCTCTCATTATGTTTCCGATAGCAGAACCAAGTAACTGCATACGTTGATTATTTCTGATACTTACTTCCGTAGCGGTCATCTTTCCGACCTGTTCAATCGCCAAAAAGAGGTCATTATAAAATGCCTGCTCAATCTTCCTTTGCTTGCGTTCCATATACTCAATCCCCAATGGAGTATTACCCCCCATATTGATAGGAGTGATATGTTCATTAGGAAAACCTACATTCTTGATATTCTTACCCCTGGGATTAAAATTAAAAGGACGCAAAAACGCTTCATCGGGTATCTCTAACGGCGGAGCAACTTGATTTTGAGCCGAAAGTATAACAGTATGCTCCATTTCATTAGACATATTGATAGCCGGAAAGATATTATCCGCAACTGCCCCGCCATACGGAGAACCTTTTGTCTTGGCGAAACGGGAAACCATAAAAGGAAATTGTTTATACCCGCCTTCTCTGACTTCTACCTTGCGTTCCCTGTCTATCCAAAGTGCCGCAAAAGGCATATTTTTAGCGTCTCTTTTAGACTGGTCATAGACTTCTCTTGGGAATACGCAGAATAGATATTTAAACTTAGTATTATAATCTCCTTCTTTGTAACACTTTAATACTTTCTCCCCGACTTTATCTTCCCCGAATTTACCTACTGCCTGAAAAGCGTCATACTCATATTCGATATAAGCTATGTTTACTCTACCTGAATGGTCATTACAAATAACTACATTCTCAATATTAAGACAATCAAACCGGACATCTTCTTTAATATCTTCTTCGGCGTATAAGACATCCGTTCCTATCGAGCCTAAACTTAAATAACCCTCAACATCTTCTTGATAGAAATTAGAACCATTGATTATTGAATAGATAACTTCTTCACAGTCTCTGAAATAATCCAAGACTGTGCGATTTTTCATCAGCATACGATTACGACAAGCTAAACCGAACCATTTAGTCTGTGGGCTTGACATATAAGCCTGCATACCAGCGGCAAAGTAAGCGTTAGCCAAGATAGCTGTTTCATCGTAAATATCAGTAGGTATTCTATCGCCTAAATTATAGATACGGTTAATATAAGCGTTGCGTGGGAGGCAATAATGCTGTTTATCCTGCCAGTATTGCTCTAATGCCGCCCTGGCTGATTTTTGCTGATCATAAATTCGACAGTGAAAAGACGCTTGGGATTCCACGCTAACCTCCTAAAGTGTTCGACGTAGTAGTAGCTTCCCCGGTCAAGCCAAGTGGAGAAGTTAATATCGTATTAGTCTGCGCTAACCTTTGCTTCTTGAGTTTCTCGCTTGCCTCTTGTGAAGCCAAAGACTTGGCGGCGGCGGCTTTAGCTTCGGCTTTAGACACCGCTTCTTCTTGGGCGGCTAAAAATTTCTTCTGGTTTTTTGATTCTTGTTGAGCAGAATAAACAGCTGAAACTGGAGCAGCTGCTACAGCAGCCACTCCTGCTGTTATCCCAACCAATGTGGGGACTATTGGCATTTTACTTTACCCTTTCATAAATAATTAAATCCTGATCTCTGCTTATTTCCCTAAAACCCAGCTTCTTACATAATATCTGAATGGCTTTATCTTTAACCAAAGCACAAGTTCTTAATCTATCGGTTAGATTAAATATATATTCTATGACTAACTCCCCTACTTCTATTGAATAACTTATTCCAGTGGGAGGAGCAGAATTATCCTTAACCGCCTCCATAACATAAACATTATGATCTTTAAAATACCCCACTACTCCTCGTTTTATTCCATTAAGCGTAATCAACCAAAATTCACCACCGTTAGTTTTGATATAGTCGTTTAATTCTTTTTTCGAACATAAATTTTTATTATGCCTTTCCGCTAAATTTAAAAAGTATTCTATGTCTTCAAGTGGTTCCAATATTACTCTTTTTCCTTTAAGTGTGGTTTGAGTTATCATAAAACTCCAGAATACTCCTTATCGTATTTTGAGCTTAACGGATGATATGCGCTTGCCGGCACTTCTTCAATGATAGCTGACCTGTTCTGCCTACCTGCTACCGGGGATTGGGCTATTTGCTGTTGCATCGCAAGAGCGTCAATCAAATCATCATTTAAACTCTTAAATCCGTCTTTAGTAACTCCCGTTAACTCACACTCTAACTCTGATAACCAGATAGACTGTTCAGGTAACTGAATGGAATGAGCCTTGACTAAAGGCGAAAGCATTTTTACACGCTCCAATTTACTACCTATGGAAACGTGTTCTATCTCTCTTATGTCAAAATAGACATTCCTGCGTTGCATTTCTTTGTAGATAAAAGGTTCTAAGACCTGTTTAAAATGCCCTTTCTCAATTCCTACCGGAAGCCTACGAGAACCAGAAAGATAAGGCGTCCACTTGATTACTGTATTAAACAACTGGTCTATAAACTCATCTGACTTCCACCTGCCATAAGGAAAGTCTATGATTGTCCAGATATTCTGCTCACTTACAGCATTGACACATATAGCCCGGTAGTCGGATGTATTCTTTGTGCTTGAAGCAGGGTCAACGGTAATGAATATATTATGACCCCTGATGATATTTTCTACATAGAGATATGAATATCTTGGGAAGTCTTTAAGATTAAATACTCTGGTTTCTTCACTTGTGGCTACGCACATTCTCTCACGCATCCAGACATCTATCTGACCTAAACTACTGAAAGACTCTTTCTGTTTATTTATCCCGCTTAAAGGAAACTTCTCCGGCCAGTTAGATGATCCGTTATCATCAAGTATCGCTATCTTACGGATCTGAAAACCTAATTCTTTGGCTGAATTAAACACTCGTTCAATGATACACTTCTCGCCCAAGTTATTACCGATTAAGAATATCCTAGTTTTCTGCCCCAAAAACATTACATCACCTAAAAACCAATTCCAGTCTGCCTCTAATACTGTATCGCTCCGGGCATCCTCTGTGTCTTGAGGATCATCAAGGATTACAATCCTCGGCCTGCGGTCTACATTCGATAACCCTCTGATTGAAGAACCCTTGCCATAAGCCTCTATGCGGATATTATGAATGTTGCCTTCTGCGTCCTTTACATCCACAGAGAATATTGAAGCTGATTTCTGTTGAATTTTAACCAGATTGGCGCACAAGACCGGATTAGATAAATACTCTGTTTCTAATTCTAATAGCTTCTGGGAAGCAAGTGTAGCATTTTGTTTGATTAAGACTATGTAATCATTATTAACCGAAGGGAACATCAAGCTATGGAGAGGATAGGAACGAAGAACAATCTGCCCTTTACCGGCTTCTCTAAAAGCCTCTACTGCAAAATTATCTTTTTCTCTTAGAAGAATATCACTCCATTCATAATGATACTTTGGAGGGTGGACTTCATCTTTGCCGTTAGTAAGTAAGTAATAACGGAAATCAACCAAGCAGTTTTCGGATAACCTTATGCGTTCTTTTAAGACTGTTTTTTCTTCTGGGGTAAAAGTCATTTACATTTTCCCAAATGTTCTACATTTATCAGGATCAGTTATGAATGGAAGCCCGACCTTATAAAGCTGTCTATAATGCCAATTATTCTGTTTTAGTAATTCCTTTGCTCTATTAAAATGACCCTTGCTATCAGCTATAAGCGCATTTACTATACGAGTAATCTCCCACCTATCGCTTTGGTTTAAGTCTAATTTCTTACTCCACCCTTCCAAGCCTTCTTCTAACACACGCATATCAACTAACGATATATGCTCGAAAATATGCCTCATCGCTAATTCGTGCATTGTTCCGATTGAAGGAAGAAATCTATTTCTAATTAGTGGA